ATAAATTTCATCCAGGCTGTAGCGTTCCGCCATGACCATCCAGGCTTTGTCGCCCATCGTGCGAGCGCCGGCGCGGGGATAGAAATACAGGGGATTTTCGATCACGCAGCGAATTCGTTTCTCGGTGATCGGCTCGGTGACAGGCTCCCCGCTTTCTTCATCAACCGCGGGAGACTGGATCGTTGTCGGAAGGACCAGTACGTCCGGATTGCCGCAATTCGGGCAAGCTTCCGGTTCTTCTTCGACCTGGTTGAAGCTGTCGCACTGCGTACACTGAACACCGAAGCCAGGTTTCTCTTCCATCGTCGGCCGGCGTCCGATTTCCTTGTCCTCGACCGTCACACTCGTGAGTAAACATCCCGTCATGACGAACATCTGTCCGGCGTGGTTCACCTTGTCGTCTTCGGTCTTGTAATCACTCCTAAGGCCGGCAGACTTGACGAAGTGAGTGGCGAGCGCGTTGGCGATCTCGGAAATACCAACGCGCTCGATATCATCGAGTGGCGTAGGAACGGCTTCCACCTCTGGAATCTGTTGGAAGTTCGAGGCAATCGCATCGATGGCAGGTGCAAACTTATTGATGCGAGGCTGGGGTACGAAATCGTCTTTCGGAACCATCCGCTGATAGATCCGACGATCCGCCTGGTATTCGATCCAGAGCTCGCCGGCATACATCAGGAGCGCGCCCCATATCCAGCTGTGATACATCCAGTAAGCAGATTTCAGGTCGACCCACTTCTCGGTGATGAACTGGCCAACGCGGATCTCGAGCGGATCGCGCTCCGGGGTAGACGCAGGCTTCCCCGTCATCGCGCCGAAGGCCGATTTGATACCGTTTAGAATTTTGCTCACTGGATTTATCCGGCGGTAACTTTCTCAACCCGGGGTTTTCCCTCGAAATAACTGTCGCCGGGTTCCAGGACTTTTGGGCCTTTCTCGAAATTCACCGGTGTCTTGTTGGCACGTGCGATCGCGGAGGTCAACGCTTTTACTTCATCCCGGGCGATGCCGAGATCCCGATCGAGACGTTGATGCTCCTGGCGCTGCTCGAGGATGACGCCGTGCATTCCCACACACAGGCCAACAGCCATGCCCAGCAGGAGCGTCAGGGCGGTGATGATGATCACTGACATCGTGTTTTTTCGCAGGGATGGCATCGATGATGCTTGGCGCACTTCAGTCCGTGCTGGCCACAGCTTTCACGGTGACAGGTGCATCCGCAAATCTGCCGGCCGCTCGGCTTGGGGTTTCGAGCCTTCGCACATTTCACGGGATCGGTATTCCCACAAGCGCAGATCATTTGCCTTTACCGAACACCTTTGAAACATGCGCCGCGACGTCGGCGTGGTTCGTGAAAACGCTCTTCGTTGGACTTACGTAAGGTTCCGGATTATTCCCTTTTCCCGGTTTCTGCTTATGGCTGGTGCTCACCATGTATCCATTGCCAGCCCGCTCAATATTCATGCTTTCCACATCGCCCATGTCGTCCTGGTCCGGCTCCTCGTGCTTACTCGAATGGGTTTCTTTCCCATCGGAGAAGATCTCTTTCGCCATTCCCTTCACTTCATCGGCTTTCATCAGACCTCCTATGCGGCGAAATGCTTCTCGGTGCGATGACGGCTCAACGCCATGGCATTCTCGAAATGGTCACCGCAGGTGATGCATTGCGGACCCACATGACTGTTTATCTTTGGCGCTGACGCGGGCTTTTTCGCCGCTTTGCACTTCAGTTGATGGCGTCGGAGAAACCCGGCGGACGCAAGCTCACGACCGCACGCGCAGCGTACCTTAGTCTTCGTCTGGGTTGCGATTGTCTTGACCTTCAGCGCTACTCGATTTGTCGACTCCGCAACACTTTGCGATTCGCCTTCGAGCGCTGCAATCGCCTGCGTCAGCACATCTCGGCGCCGTTTCAAATACTCAATGATTTCCTTCTCGGTCATTCAACGAACCTCCAAAGCGTAAACATCCGCCGGTTCTTCCTTCATGGCCCCGCGTTGCTCCAGAAACGTGGCCATCGTGACGTTGTCCGGCAGCACCAGGAACATCACTTCCCGGAATCCACTGGCGCGGGTGTAACCGCTTCCGTACTGGATGAGGGCGTCGGCAACGCGGCGACTAACAGATCCTGCGTCGACTTCAAAGCTGTGAACAAGCGGGATCAGCCTTTCCGCTAAGACTCCAACGATGCGGCCTTCGATTTCCGCGACGAAGATCGAGTCTTTTTCGACGTCGATGTCTCGGTCGAAGGTGAATCGCCGGATAGCGTCTCGGTCCCGTTCCCGGTCGAACTCGCGGACAACGATTCCGGATTGCATGGGCCGCACAGGAAGGGGGCGTATTGCGTCGTCAGTTCCGCGTTCTGACCGCAACGGTCGCACCTCCCCACCGCTGGGCCCTGAAGTCCCTGGCACCGTGCGCACTTCTTGTTTGAGTCCAAGGTTCCCTTCAGGCCGCATGATTCACACTCTCCAAACATGACTCCTCCTGTGATTTCGAGACTTCCCGGCGCTTGCGTTCATAGCGGTACGGGAAACCCAACTGCCGATCGATCCAAAGCTCGTCCCAAAGGATGTCGAAATCGATCTTCGTCTTGAAGTTGATCAAACTCCCGAACTGGATGAACAGGGTTGGCCGATTCAATCGTTACACTCCATATCGCTTCGGCGACGGATTTCAGCAATCCTGCGGTCATGAGACAGCGAAAGCTCCAGCACAACCAGGACGCCAATAAGTACCCCCACGCAAACACAAATCAGAAAGCCCATTTAGAAGTAACTCCCCTGGTCTGGCTGGATCTTCTTATCAAACTGTTGTTTCCACCGCTCATGAGTCTGGACCAAGAACTGATCCTGCCGTGGCAGCTTCGAAACATCCATGGCCTGGAGTTTTGCCGGCGCAGGCCGGCTCATGGCGATATACCGCTTCCAGTCCACAGCGTGATCGCTGCCGATAAATTGCCCGTCTTTCAACTGCAGCTCGGACATTTCCTTCCAGAGCATCGGACAGCGCCGGCGGGAAATGAACATGCGCGGGGAACCCATTTTTTGGTTGAACGGATTGCGGTGGATCGGATTGGTCTTAAGAAGCTCCTTCATCCGATCGATACCCACGGCGATCGATGCGCGATGCGCGGAAATGAAAAGCAGCCCTTCCCGGCGGTACGCATCCTGGACGGAGAACATCTCGTCTTTGTTCTGCAGCGTCTTCGCTTCAGTCGAGGGATCGATCAATTGGTAATCCGGAGCGTGATAGCGGGTCTTTAATTCCTTGATCGCGGCCGCATGCTCCGAGATCAGCATGTTGGCCTTGTAATATTCCTCGAGGCCGAACATGTTTTCATCAACGTCGACCCCCACCATCCCATACGTCGTAACACCGGTAGACGCGTGGTCCAGGCCACCGATCAGGCGCATGCCTTTATGAAAGTCACTCCATATCCTGTCGTCGGACGTGTCGAAATAGTTATCGATGTTGTGGATCGCACCGAGCTCGGGGAACACCTGACCTTCGAAGTAATCCCACCGACCGAGTAATTGCTGGATCCGATCTTTATCGGGAAGCGCGTTGAGATCTCGACCGTACTGGGACCGCGTGATGAAGTATTCAAAACGCTGATCCTCCGACCAGGAGTAAAAATCAACCGCCGTGAAGCCGTCTTCCTTCAGCGCTTCGGCAACCCACTCCACGTTGTCCCAACCGGACGCGAGGATGAACCCATAGGACTCTGGGATCTCGTTTTCGACGTACTCCCTGTCGATGTAGATCCGCTTCATGTAGCCGTGGGACTTGCCGCCAGGGTTGATCGTGTCAACCTTCTTGCACTGACCATCCGGGATCCCAGGCGCGCGCCGGCAGGTTCGCAGGAAGTTGTGTTCCTTTTCCGTGAACTGTTCCGCCTGGTCGATGAAGATGTCCTGGGCTTCTTTGCCGTACTCCCGCTCGAGGTCGCCTTCATGTTCAGCGTACCGGAAAACGATGCGCGATCCGTTCGGTAGCGTCATCGCCTTCGTCTGGGTGTTGTACCAGTCGCGGGTGTATGGACGCTCCTCGAAGTACTTCTCGATGTGATTTTCCCAGATCTCCCCAAACGTCCGACGAACGATCCAACCCGTACTGCGGGGATACCGGAAACGCCGGATCATCATCACGTCCCGGATGCCGCGAGACTTCCCACCACCACGCGGACCGCCGTAGCCGACGTTCACCACGTCCGTGTTGTCGATCAGGTTTAGGAGGTCGATCTGCCTGGGTTGGAGCGGGAAGTCGATCTTCTGGCCGGCGAGGTGTTTGGCATTGCGCTGCTGCCGGCGGTTAGAAAGAGCCGAAAACATCAGCGACTCACCTCGGGGCGCACCTGCAAAGAGTTGGAGCTGGCAGCATATACACGCTCCACAAAGGGTGAGCGCTAAGAGCCAGACAACGTTCTTCGGTAGTGTCGCCCCACGTTTCACTGAGGTGATCCGACATGAATGATGTTCACTTGAATATCCGGGAAGGCCTGCGGTGCGTCGTCCTGAGGAATCAAACGCTCCATTTTCGCGTACAGCTCCGAATAGGCCCTCCGCTCGCCATAATCGACGACGTCACGACTGTCCGTAACCTTGCCTTCGTGTTGAAAGAACTTCGTTTGCTTGGCGTCCAGTCCTTCCGCGATTCGCAGAATGACTTTCTCTGGCGGAACGACTTTCGTGAGAAGCCGCTGGAACTCTGAACGCACATCGGGATGTTGAAAGACCGTTGCTGCTGCTGCGCGCGCCGTGGTCGGCGCATACCCTGCAGCAAGGAGTGCCGCCTGGTCGGTCTTCCCTCCTAATTTCTCCAACACCGCGCGCTGCTGACGGATGGTGAGTTTGGATTTGGCCTTCGGACTGATCTCAATCTTTTTTTTTCGGCCAGCTCCCGGCCGAGCCCCACCGTGTTTTGATTTCTTGATTCCGTCGCTCATCAATTCAAGTTTTCAAGATTCAAGTTTTCACTTCGACGTTGAAGATGGCTCTGCGCGTCCTGCCTTGAATCGATCTGCATGACCTTGACGCCGTCCGAGAAGATTCCGCGCCAAGGATTGGGAGCTATCGTGCTTTGCCAGGCGGGATCGTTTAGGGTGATCGCGTCACGAGCGTCGCGATGCGATCGGATCGCGGAGATCTGCGTGAACGTCTCTTTTCGAGACGTGGTTCTAGTATTGGGCTTCAGCATCTCGTGTGGGTAGGTGGTCACGGTCACCGGCAAGTTGTCGGAAGATGTTGCGGTTTGCTGAATGGCTCCCCGCTACATCATGCGGAGCTTTTATCAACGACGAAGCCGATCAAATCAAGCGTTATTTTCTTGCTTTTTTTGATTTTTTGAATTCAGGAACGCCACTCGGGAAGGAACCGCTTGAATCCGAAGTGACTGCCAGGACCGAGGGAGTGAGCGGATTCTTCACCTTGCAGGAAGCTGATGATCGTCCGGTACTCGAGCAGCTCCCGGCCTAGTTGAATCTTTTCGTGGAGCAGCTTTTCAACTTCCAGTTCTTTCAACTGCAGTTCCGCGCGCAGTTCCTGGTTGCGACCGGTAAGCTGATTGACGGACTCTTGAAGTTCGTCGCGCTCTTGCATCGCGGCCGTCTGTTCGACCTGGCGCGGTGGCCGTTGCTTCCTACGACGATACATGCGTCTTTCGATGCTCGTCCCAGATCTGACGGACGACGTAATCCGGATAGCCGAGTTTTCTGGCGACGCTTGCCACGTCCTGCAGGTAATCGGAATTAGTGAGCCAGTACAGGATCCGCTTTTTCTCCTGCTCGGTCAGATCGTGGTCTTTGTAGTGGCGTCGTTTGGTGTGACCCATTACCGAATCCGCTCCGCCCTGGTCTCATATCGTGTCGCATGTTCGATCAGAGTCTGCACCGGGATCAACGCCGCATCGGTACATGCCGGGCAGCGGTCTGGTCCACTCTCGGAGATTTGGTTGCACTGAATGCAGAGCATCGCGCGATCGAGCGGGATATGCATCAACGGTTCATTCATTTTGAGCCTCGCTTATCAAATCGAGCTCGCCGAATCACTTCAGCGAGTCGAAGATCGTGAGTTTTTCGATGAACAGCAGCGTGAATTGTTCCTGGCTTCACGTTAAATTGCCGCGCCAGTTCCGCCTGAGAGACTCCCTGTTTTTCCAAAACTCGAATACGAATCGCATCGGTTGCCGTCAGTTTGTCGCGCTTTGGCCGATTGGTTTTCACTGCAAAGCCTCACCAATCACATCGTCGATCGACTTCAACTGCAGCTCTCGGCCACGCAAAAGATCGACCTGAGACTCACGGATGAGCGTGGCCATCAATGGAACTGCCGTGCCGTTGTGTTCGCTAAGAAAGGCGCTTGGAACTGCCAGTACCACTTCGCTCGCTGTCATCTGCAGGATGCGAATCCCCGCGTATTGACGTGCAAACGCTTCATCGACAACAGACTTCCGCAGATGCTTCTCCACCGGACCCCAGAATTTTTGAAAGTCCGACCGATCGCGTTCGTGCTGTTGGGGAACGGACGGACTTTTAGGATTTGAGGCATGTACGGGAACGGAAGATCCCCTTTCTGTTCCTGTTTCTGATTCTGTTCCTGTTTCTGATTCGGCGAAGGGTACCCATGAGGCTTTAACGAAGCTCATGTCTAGTCCTTCGTCGAAGGCTTGAGCGAAGGCTTCGGGTAAGGCTTCGAGGAAGGCATGTGTGTGAGAGTAGATTTTTGTCTTCAGTGGGCAGTCCCGTATTTCAATGAAAGCTTTTCGCCAAGCGACAACAACATTCCTCGATTCCGGACTGTTGTCATAAATTGATTCAGGGACAAAGGCGATTCGATTCTTCCAATCCGCAGCGACCAAGCCCTTTAATGAAAGTTCATTGAATGCCTGGCGAAAACCCTTTAGTGGCCAGTCGAGTTCTTCAGCAAGGCCGGCTTCACCGGTTATGGTCACGCCTGGCAATGCACTGACGTTGGGTCCGATCTGTAGATAGACGTACAAGTAGTGAGCGTTCGGTTTTGGACGGTTTAGCTCGATGAATCGACGATCAGTCCATGTTCGAATTCCAAACTTGCGGTAACGACTCATCGGCGATCCCTTTTGCGCGAATTACATGACTCACAGAGAGCTTGAAGGTTGTCTGGATGGTTGGTTCCGCCCTTACTCCGCGGAATTCTATGATCGACATGAAGCGACTGAGTCTGGCACGTTCCACGCTGGCGATTAAGGCTCGCCCTCCGCGAGACTGGGACATCGATCGCATATTGGCCGTCGTAGTTCTCTGGAAGGATGTTTGGTCGTGTCCCGCACTTTTGGCAGGTGAACTGATCGCGAATAAACACAAACCGCCTGACCGCTTGCGCAGCGTTACCGTTGGCTGGTTTTAATCTTCCAAGATTCACCACCGGCCAAACACGACCAATGTCATCCGTCCAGAACTCATCAGGGTAACGACTCAATGCCCCTCCGTCTTACGTTTGAATGACCGGCTGGTATTCCTGTTCCTTCAATCCAAAGGTCCATGCAACCGCGCCACGGGCCGTCTTCATATCCGGCGGAACGCGAAGCATGTATTTCTTGAGCGAACCATCCGGTTCTGGTGTGGAGTTGACGACGTGAACGACAACTAACGGTTCATCCCCTGGGATCTCTTTGCGATAAAGAATGCCGATATCGTCGGAGTGAACAACCTGGGCCCCGCTCTCGAGGATGTAACGCTCATAGCCCATACGTTCGACCATGACGCGCCGCACTTCGACGTTCTGTTCCTGGTCGATCCGTTCGGCTGTGAGCTGCTCGGGACGCTCAATCACGTCCGCCGGCACAACCACACCGTGCCAGTAATACACGGACCATCCATCCCGGAACGCCACTGCCGGCCCGTTCGAATTGTGAAGCCGCGTTCGTTCGTCTTTTCGGATCGATAGCGGGCGTTCTGACAGGAAGACGATTCCTTCAAACGGCCACCACCAGAACGTGGATCGCGCCAGATCTGCCCATTGCATCAGGAGATTGGCTTTGTCCGTGTCGTACGGCTTCAGCAATGGCAGGAATTGATGAGGGAACAGATAGAACGTGATCCAGTACGCTTCTAGTGATCCCCAGAAATAGGCGCCGAAGAATTCCAACTGGTTGTCCCTGAGGTTGTCCCCGAGGTTGTCCCAGAGGTTGGCCCTGAGGTTGTCCCCGAGGTTGTCCCTGAGGTTGTCCCCGAGGTTGTCCCCGAGGTTGGCCCTGAGGTTGTCCCCGAGGTTGTCCCTGAGGTTGTCCCTGAGGTTGGCCCTGAGGTTGTCCCCGAGGTTGTCCCTGAGGTTGTCCCTGAGGTTGTCCCTGAGGTTGGCCCTGAGGTTGGCCCAGAGGTTGGCCCAGAGGTTGGCCCCGAGGTTGGCCCCGAGGTTGGCCCCGAGGTTGTCCCTGAGGTTGTCCCCGAGGTTGGCCCCGAGGTTGGCCCAGAGGTTGGCCCAGAGGTTGGCCCCGAGGTTGGCCCAGAGGTTGGCCCTGAGGTTGGCCCCGAGGTTGGCCCAGAGGTTGTTTTCTACTTCAACAGCAGTCCCCGGCTTCTGCGAGCGCGCCGGCGCCGCTCGCTGTTTCGGTGCGCGCAATGTGAGGTTCATGGCCAGCTGCGAAACCATCAGGCCATCAGACCACCAGAAGTACGGTTTCGTTTTTCCAATCTGGCGATAGAAATCAGTAATGATTTCTTCGGTTCGCTTGCGATCGGCTGGCGCCGTCGAGAGGCCGTGGCGAAGCCACTCCTCTCGAAATGCGACCAGCTGGCGTTCCTGCTCTGCCGTGAGGGATTCGATCCTTCGCATCGATATTAGTCCGCGACGTTACGAATCTCTTCGGGTGAATATTCACGCTGAATCACGCGCTCGTAGTTGCCCGCCGGCAGTGTGATCGTTGCGTGTTCCTCGTGCTGAAGAGCCGCTTCAGACTTCACTTCCAGATACATCGTGCCATCGCCTTTGACGAAGACGTCAACGTTATCGAGGTCGTGGATCGCGTGGGCGTGGCCGGTAACTTCACCGTACGCCAGGACAATTCGATCGTTCCCGAACTGGTCCTTTTTGTCCGTAACGATCGCGTCGGTTGGAATTTCTTTGACTCGACGCAAAAGAACGTCTCCCTGCCGAAACATGCAATTCTGACTCTTCATTCGATGCTCCTTGAGTGGTTTTATTTACGGTCGCCAAAAGTGAAAGTGGTGCAGAAATCCGTCTATCACCAGAAACAGTAAGATCCAGATCGCCGCGCTGATCGCAAAGCCAGTGATCAACATCCTGAAGAAACGGACCTCATGTTCCTGGGGCTGATTCTGAAGATGTTGTTTCCGGCGCCGGTCGATCGTGTAGGCGATGTCGTTTGGGGTCATAGAGCCTCGCCTTGGTTAAACCGCTCCGTTAAGGACGATGGCCGCGTTGGCCGTCATCATTGCTTCACGGACTTTACGCTTCGCGGCCGTCGCATCGGCACAGCGGCCACAGTTCTGGTCGATGGCGTCCAGGAAGTTGCGTGCAGCTGCTCGGATAGTGGTAATCCGCTGGATCTGCTCACGATCAGGACTGTGATGGGAAACGACGTCTTCGTTGGTGGGGCCGATTCTCGTGCGGACTGGCTCGTCTTGCAAATCTCGACCCAATCTCTCGACCATTTCGACCTGATTGCACTTTGCCTCGCGGTCGGCTCGGATTTTTTCCGCACATTCAAGAACTTCATTTTCATTTCGGAGATTGAACATTTTACTGGGGCTCCTATCGATGGCAGTGAATGACAGCGCGGTATGCCGCATGTCTGCCGCGTTAAGAGCAGATGCGAAATTAGGCCTAATTTTGGGTGGGTTTAGAGTTCGGAAAAGAACACCGTGGACGCAATGTTCTTTGTTTTTCTAACTAGAGCCGATTTGGGAAGCTGGCATTCTACCGCTGAATTACTCCCGCTTGACCAATCGATTCTATCAGATAACCCACTGACTTAAAGCCTGCTATTCCACATTCTGCCGCGTTAATTCACAAGCGCAGATCCCAGCGTCTCCGCGGCGCGAAGCCGCGATTCCAAAGAGGTCTGCGTATATACGTTCAAATTCACATCCAGGTCGTGGCCCATCAGTTCCGCCACGATCTTCGGATCCACGCCGAGATCCCGCATCAGCGATGCGTGGGTCCGGCGCATGATTTGGTAATTGACGAAACTCAATCCAATCTTCTGGAGTGCCGGCTTTAGATACCGGCCCATGAAATTATCTTTCGAGATCGGAGTGATCAACCGCTCCGAAGGAAAGAGCCATGCTTCTGAACCACCCGGCGACTCGAGTAACCAGGCGTCGATATCCTCCCGTAGTGTTGTCGCGATCGTGACGGACCGCACCGACCGTTCTGTTTTCGGCGTTCCCATCTCTCCGCGATACACACGTTCTTGAATATCCAACACCTGGTCGAGTACTCTCCGGCGCCGAAGTCCAAAGATCTCCCCAGGCCGCAGGCCAGCCACAGTCGCCAGCTTGAAAACCAGCCGTTCCCGGAGCTCGAGTCCGCCGATCGCTCGACGAACATGCTCCAGAGTCATCGTGAGACGCTTCGGCTTCAGACACGTTCTGGGAACAAACAACATCAGCGCCGGATTCTTCGTGACCAGGCCTTCCGCCATCGCCACATCGAACATCTGTTTTAGATCCCACCGGAGATGAGCCGCCGTGCTGTACGACAACCCGGATTTCGAATCAAGGAACGCTTGCAGTTCTTCTCGATTTAAAGACGTCAACATGCGTTCGCCGAATGCCACTCCGATCTCCCGGTCGATCCGATCCTGATTCGTGCCCAGGGTGGACGGTTTCCACTTCCTGCTGAGCAATGGGAAATAGGTCTCATTCAGAAAGGTGGAAACGGTTGGACCGACGCCTTCAACCGCGGCGTTCACCGGTCGAAGCATCGACGTCAACTGTTCCTTTGCTTCCGATTTCGACATCTCGCGAACCTTACCTAACAACTTCGATTTGTGCTTCCGTTCGGGATCTCGCCACTTTCCGATCCAGTACCGTCCATCGGCTGACTTCGTGACGCTCCCGCTTTGAAATCTTCGACGCATTACATGATCTCCTTTGAATGCGTCCTGGTGTCCTTTTCCGACTCGGCCGGAAGGATACCTGAAGTTGTCATATTTTCGAGTTTCCAGCGTTCCAGAGCCGATCGCGTCACGATCCGGCGCCGGCCGACACGTAAATGCGGAAGCTGCTTAACACCTTCAACTTCCCCATTGATGAGGTTGTACGCCTGGGATTTTGAGATTCGGAGATCTTTGGCGACTTCCGCGGCTGTCAGGATGGGATCGATGGTCATGCGTTCACCGCCGGAAATTCTCGAACCCGAAGCGCTTCTTCCCACTCGGACATGTCGCCACCTTTGCGATCCTTGAGCTGGAACGTTCGATCGACCTGCATTTGTTCGATGTGAAGTTTGAATCCGGGCCGTTCCTCATGGTGACTGCTTTCAAAGTGGAGAAACGGTTTCGCGCCGAGCTGCTTCACGAAGACTGAAACGCCGGCGAGTTGGCATTGTTGCACGACATCGCGAGCCCACTGAATGTTAAAGGGCCTCGAACATGGTCCGCTTTCTCCGCCAACGATCACCCAGTCGAGCGGTTCAAAGTGTTTACACCCGGCAATCTTGCAGTGTTCGTTACGGGCGTGAGGGATTTTCTTCGGTCCAATGACGCCGTGACTTTTCAGGAAGTCCGAGATGTCGATCGGCCCCAAGGCCGGTTCATAGCTAATAAACCTGACCGCCGCCGGCGTCTGCTGCAGAAGCGGGATCCGCTCATCGGCGTACTGCTGGCTCTCGACGGAAACTCCAAGCCAGACGTTAGGCAGCGGCCATACTTGTGGACCGCACTTCAATGAACCGAATTCCTCGTGAGCCCAAGCAAAACAATAACCATCAGGATCACTCGACATTTCTTTTAGATAGTTCAGCATCCGCTCCGGACGCTTTGTAAGGATCTGGAAGGTGTGCTGCGGCGAACAATACATTGTGGCAAAAACAAGGGAAATGAATTGATCGTCGACGCCGTCCTGAAAGAGATCACTCATGGAGTTGACGAAGATGCGACGCGGCTTCCGCCAATGCAGTGGTTCATCGAGTTTTTCAGGAATCAACCGGAGATCGAATCCTTGCTCGTACGGATGGCCAGCGACACCACGGAACCGTTCGGCAAAAGTCTCCGCGTAACAGTTTTTGCAACCCGGACTCACCTTCGTGCATCCCCTCACGGGATTCCAGGTTGCATCCGTCCACTCGATGTTGCTTTTATCGGACATCGTTCAAGCCACTCCCGTCAGTGATAAGGGTCTTTGAAGAAGATGTCGGCTCCAGTTGTAAGGTTGCATCTCTGGAGACGTTTTCCAGTTGTGAACCATCGTGTGGCCTCGTGGATGCCGTGTCCTTTTGTATTCGATCAGACAGCGCAGCGGTCCGCGTTTCGACGGAAGCACCGACCACCAACGATGGGGAACCAGGCCGCAGACGTGAGGTTGATAATGCGTGTGAAACCACCAGACCCAATGCTTTGCGACGCACGCCGCCGGCATCAAGACCGCGCTGGGCATGTTGTAGATGGACTTGTACGGTGGATCGACGATTACCACGTCGAAGGATTCGCAAGCGAATGGCGGAAACAGCGAATTGCCGATAACATCCGGCCGGGTCAGCGGATCCGCATCCAGCTTTACCCCCCCCTCTGCGAGTCCACCGTATAAATGAAGCACCGACATATCGGCCGTTTCCTGCTGGATCAACTTCGCGACTTCCACCGGGAACGACCAGGTGCGGGTGTATTTCCGACAGACGATCAAACCCTGATAACGCTTCTCGATGAAGTTGTTCACTCGGTGACCTTCTCTGGTTCGGGTCGATTGCATTCAAACGCTTCTTCGATAATCTGCTCGGCGTCGGCCGTGATGTCGTCGAGAAAGGATTCGTTCGCGTCCCACGTTTGTTCCGCGATGAGCTTCCGGCCCTTATATAACTTCAGCGTGTACTTACTCGCCTGCTTCCTCAATTCGATCGCCTCTTTTCGAGCAAGAACACCCCCATGAAGACCTCCGGGAACTCTTCACAATTCGAAGCGTGGGTATATCCATGCAATGTCAAGGATTGAGGATTAAGGCAGTTCAAAAAACGCAACGCCCGGCGATAACTCAAGATGTGGTACGGCACATCTTGATAGGTTCCCGTCCGATCCTCCGAACCTAAACGTAGATCGATGACTAAATGGGTGCGAGTCAGTTTCCAGAGCTGCCAGATTCGTGATTCCCAGTCCGCAATGTGCGGTAAGGTTCCAAGCGACATCACGAGGTCATAAAGGCCGCTGTCGGGCAAGTTGTCCCAAAAGAGACTGTCCGGATGGGACTCCTTCGCCTTTTCCAGCATCGATAAACTCTGGTCGACTCCACTGTACTGAGCATGTGGAAACAGGTTTCGAAATCCACCCGCAGCACAACCGAAATCTAAAACGGTATGCACGGACAACGTTGGGAGGTGAGACAAGATCCAGCTTTCGGAAGGATATAGATCTCGCCATTGTGCCCGCTCCCTCCCATACCGTTCGACGACTTCCGGACGCTCAAAAACACTCATTTGGATTCACCTATTGACGTTAAACCACTAAGGAATCGCTCTGGCCGAATCACGGCGACAAACGGATACATAACCAGCAGGATCACGCACGTGAAAACCAAAGCAACGCTGAGAATGACAAATCCCATAATCATTAATGGAGCGCTCTTCACTTCGTTCAGGGTCAAGGTTTCCTCAATTTCACCGTCACGTTCTTCCCCTGGGTGACGCACCAGAAGTGAAGCGCGGCGTTCCGGATCAGTGTCCGGGTTACTGGAATCGAGTGTCGTTCGCCGCAGATGCAGGTGATCTGCAGCTTTCCAACTTGCGCTTTTGGGCTGCGATGAATGATGGGTCGCCGAGTCCGGTGGGCCGCGTCGTACTCTCGTTCAATCCGTCGCATTTCATCGAAGAGCGTCTTGTCGTCTAGGTCGAACCGCTCCATAAATCTTCGGTGGCCGATCTGTGTGTAGAGATTGTGAAGCACCTGGCAGAACGGCAATGTGAATCCCTTGTCGTTGGGCTTAGTTCGAAACCCTGTGAAACAGGCCTTCCGGATGTGGTTCGCTTCCGAGCGCTCGGTCTGGACGTACTGGCAGCATTGCGCGTGCAGCTGCCGGTCCTCCTGATTCAACAGATAAAGTCCGATGCATTTCAGTCCACGAACGTGATCGAGATAGACTTCGTTGAGTTCGCGGACCGGCTTAGGGAACGCAGTCATTACCGACATCCTCCGTACGGAATCTCAGACGAGCAATGCCTCGGGCTCGAGCCTCCTGGCTGTATCGCTTCCAGGGGTTTCAGACAAAACCGACAAACCCCAACTGGCTGGTATCGGGTCGCCTTCTCGAATAAATCCGAGCCGATCGGCGAGGGCATGGGCTTCACTGAGGTCTCCTGGTCCTTGCGGACTGCACGCGTGGTACGCCTTCTTGTGCTGGTCGTCATAATCGATCGGGTTTCCAATTAGGATCGGTGCCCCACAACCGGAGCACCGATTTCCATGAAATTTGGCATTCAGCCGACGCATGGGTTACGCCGGAACGGCTTCGGTTTCCGTGATCCGAACGGGAAGCTTCGGAATCACTTCTTCCGGTCCGCGCGCCAGGCTGATCAAGATTCGGTCGTAGATCTCCTGCTCACACTTCAACGTATCTGGTGGGACGTCGTACGATTCGATCAGCTTCATGAACTGCGCCGGCGTCCATCCCAGATCCAATCCCGTTTTCGCGAGCGAAGAGCCCTTCTTTGAGGTGATGCCGGCGAACTCGGAATTACTCCAGAGCTGTTCCAGTTGAAGCCTATCGAGGCCCTTATGTGCTTCCTGGAGGGGCTTTGGTGTGATCTCTTCGTACGTCTCGCCGCGCGGCTCCGCTTTCAACTTATCCAGGAAGGCGATGGCCGCATCTTTGTCCGTGATCGCGCTGGCTGCTTCTTTGCCGAAGCGTCTTTCGAATTGGCGCAAAACGCTGAGCCCCCATTCCAGCGTTTCGAGAGATTCACTCTCCACCGCTGTCCAGCTGCGGGTATTGAACAGGGATTCCACCGCGGTCCGTTTCAGTTCCTTCGATTTGGCGTCCTGGCCGGACCACAACGTGACCAGCGTCCCCTCAATCTCCTCGAGCGCGATCGCCACCTGCTTCGAGCGTTGCTGATAAGCCGACATGCCGCGATCGTCGAACAGTTCCGCGCTGGTCCGGTTCGAACTGATGGCGTGATTCTTCGACCCTCCGATGTTCATGTTGTCGAAGTGGGGCTTCAGCGCTTCAAACACCAGGTTCCAACCGCCCGGCTTGTAATCGTTAATATCGTGGAATTCGAACATTCGGCCGTTCAGGATCCGGGAACGATCTTTTAGGATGTGCAACCGGTGCTGGAAGTGACCGCCGGCCTTTTTGTCGATTTTCGTTTTCTTTTTTCGGCCGTGACCCTGGGCAACTTCACGAACTTCCTGCATGACGCGGATCGCTTCCATTTCAATCAACAGGTGCGGTTCGTAGCCGGCATCCTTTTCCGATCGCATCTTGGTTCCTGCTTTGTGGAAACCCATGCGTCCGGTTTCCACGTCGACGTCGTTTTCCCATTCGTAAGCGAGACGGCCGGCGAGAACGCAATGCAGCTGGCTGTTAAGAAACTGCTCAACCCACTCCTGCCAGAGCTCCTGGAGCTCCTGCATGTGATGAAACTCGAGCTTCTTCACATTCAGGCGTTTCTTTAACGAGCTCTGCAATTCCTGCCAGGGATGGGAATAGCTGTCATCGATGAACACGCAGGCGCCCATGTCCTCCCCTTCCCGGAGGGCCTGACGCATATCGACGAAGGATTTGCTTTTGACGCGGTGTAGTTCGACGCCTTCCATCTTGTAAATGGGAATCAGCCAGTCGGAAGCGCCTTCCGTGTCCTGCATGATGACCGGGGCGCCCTTGTGATAGATCTTCGAGAGCGCGATCGCAATCAACGTGGCCGTCAGACTCTTACCCGAGCCCCCTGGACCGAAGATGCCGATCTTTGACGCCGATTGTTCGATGACCGCTGGTTTCAAAATCGATCGCTGTTGTGTGCTTGACATGGTGTGCTACCTTTCTTTCGTTCTAAGTAAAAAGAGGGTCAGGCTGCCGCAGGTGCTACCCCGCGGAATTCACAGTCTGGCCCTCTTGGATTTTGCGAAGTGTTTCCGGCCGAATATTCTTCACGTGCTCTTTGACAGATTCCCGCAGATCGTGAATGAGCATTGGTCCTTCATACCGCTTCAGCGATTCTTCCATCCGTTTCCGGGTTTCATGAAGTCGATCCACGGCTCGGTTGATCGCATCGTTCCCGGAGATATCTGCCAACCGGTCAATCTGCTCGAGCTGGACATCCATTCGGCCCAGCCAATAAGTCGGTGTGCATTTGGGATCGGTCATAAAGCTCCTTCGTTAAACAGTCGTCACAAATTCGAAACTTGAGAAACCAACACGGCCGATCGACGCTGCTGCGATGCGGCTTCTGTTGATGGCACCGCGGGCATTCATGATCGTGGTCATCGATAGGCACGAATGTTCCGCCGCCTGACGGTCCGGAGAATGGGCAATGGTCGCTGACGGTCCGCCTCGAGGATCACTTCTCTTTCGAAGTTCGAACCGCAGTGACGGCACTCGCCGCATTCACAGCGCGTGTTCGGTTCGTCGTTGCAGGCAAAACATTTGCCGGTGAACTGGTGGATGTGGTCGGCTTTCATGACAGGCCCTCCAGTTCCTCCGCGTAATCGCGCACAAACTCTTCATTGCGCCGCCGGGTATCCCGTACTGCCGTGAGTAGCATCGCCCAGCTTGGAACCGGCCCGAAGTTATGAGGATTCTTCGCGACGCCGAACTGGCAGTTGTTGCTCATCCGCAGATTGTCCTGGAGTTCCGCTGCCTGCTTGGTCGTCACCACGAAACTGACCTGCGAGAAATATTTATCAATCGGCTCGATGATGAGATCGTCGTTCATAGCGACCCCACAAATTCCTGGTACTTGTAGTCGTCCATCGCGCGATCGACACGCTCCCAGTACTCATCGCCCACCGGGCTCGACGCGACTTTGATCAGGTCATCCGCCTGAAAGTCGTGGATCGTCAGATCGCAGTTGCAGATCCCGCACTTGCCCAGGCCGTGTTCCTGGACCGCATGTCCACACGGGCAGCGATCGATCTTGATTTCGGTGCTCATAACGCGAGCTCCTTCAGATCGCGAAGATAAAAAAGCTGTTTCGGTGAAATCCGGCATTTCTCCCGGTACCGTTTCAGCCGCATCCGCGTGTCGTTCAGGAATTCCATCTGGCGAACGTCGTAAATTACCTTCTTCTTCGTCCGCAGACCCTCATCGATGATCTTCATGATCAGGGCCGCTTCCTCGGTTCGACGGGTTGCCTTGGTCATCTCTTCGAGACTCTCGTACATCAGGCGGCCCTCCCTCTTCGAGCGGCGGTGGGATGTATGCGGCCATCGTGGTACAGGTTTCGCCGGTAAGCATTGCTGCACCCGCGGCATTTCGAGCTGTTTCCCGAAAAGGCGGAAACGTCTAAAGCTTTCTTGCAGCCACAACAAACCCTGTCCGTGTCAGGATTGCCGCCTGCATCGACAACTCGCTGACGTACATGTAAAAGCTTGTGATATTGCTCGTTTTCACAAATCACCAAATTGCCATGCGAGTTGTTTGACCTATTTCGGTCCACATGATGAATCGGATGCTTTCGATCAAGGTGATGGCCAAGTGCGGCTTCTGCCACAAGTATGTGATCGAAGACGTCTCCGTTTGGCCTACTGCGCGGATGGTCTGGGCGGTACGTGCGCCCATAAGAACCGATCGTGTTTCGTCTCATATGGCACTCACAGAAGTGAACTGCTCGAAGGTGACGAGTTCTTTCAGGCACAAATCACAGCAGAGAGCCACTGTGTACGGTCGGATCGGCATCGCGAACGTCAGCGTCGCGCGTACAACCGTTCGGCATTCCAGACAACCGATGTCCTGCAGGTAGCGACCTTCGTCGATATCTACAGTGACCGCCGGTTTCTGGGCTTTCGTTGGTGTTTCGAAGGGATCGGTCCAGATAACGCTCATCGGTTTTCCTTTGCAGAAATCACCAATTCTTGCTCTGCTTTCGGCGTCAATGGGCTCGGTACATCCACCGTCTCTCGAGGTGTGTCGACGGACATGACGATTTCTTTGGGATTCAGCTTCAATGCTCGGACGAGTTTCCCGATCGTTTCGGAGTGGCCTGCGCCATTTCGGAAAATGCGATGAACCGTGGATTCCGCGACCTTTGATTTATTTGCCAAAGTCCGGACGTTCATGAACTGTTGTGCCATCGCAAGCTGAATCTTAGATACGTCGTACTTCACGGATATAGAGTGAATCATATTCAATCTATTGTCAAGCGGTTTCTTTCGTTTTCTTCTAAGAAATGTCGCAGACTTCAGGGACAATTAGTCGGTGCCACGTAAAGCGCTGAGCGCAGAAGACAAAATGAAATTGCGTGCCATCGGCCAACGGCTTCGACGGTTGCGCGACAGAGCCAATCTGACGCAACAGGAAGTCGCGGACGCAGTCGGGGTTCGCCAATCCGCTTACCAGCAGATGGAAATTGGCAAATGGAACCTTTCCGTCATCATGCTGCGCCAGATTCTTGTCGCGATAGGCGCTGACTGGTCCGCCTTAGCTGATCAACGAACGAAACGCGATGATCCTGATAATGAACTACATGTGAAGCTTCAGGACTTGCTCGACCAGGGCGGTAGAGCTGCTGAAGCCATCACTTTCAGTATCGAAGCCGCCCATTTGAACCTTCAGAACGACAGGCAAGCTCAAAAGATCGGATCATGAAAACGACCGACCTTCGGGCCCTCGGGGACCCAATGATCAAGATTTTATGAAGTCGACGACAGAGTTCACTGTAATAGGCAGGGACACGCCTGTTGGCGCGCTGGGGAATACGCTTCGACACGAGATTTACCCTTTCCCGAACTCTAACGGTCCGGTGAAGCCCGGATTGACGTGATTGTCAGCGGAGCGGACGATCATAGAAAAGCCTCGGGACAGAAGCGGTCCTGTATTAACTATAGAGACGCAATCGTGATAAGTTTATGCGCCTCAGTCAGGAGATCGTCGTGACCAAAAGTGGTTTGGTTGCCGCAGTTATGTTGTTGACGGTTCACTGCTCGATGGCGAGCGATTTGAAACCATTACCAAGCCAATGGCAGGTGGTTCCAAAGGGCAAGAAAAGCATCATCGAGAGTCGCCCAGACCTTAGCGTAGAGGCGAAGCTACAGGAAGAAGACGGTGTATTTGTTGTCTTGTACGTCATTGAAAATAAGACGCATTTACCCCTTGCCATCAGCCCTCTGATCGTCTCACTTGAAAATGGTAATCATAAGTCGATCGGCAGCGTGAATGAGCAGACGTTGCGCACGGCAATCGCGAAAGTAAGCGGTGAGCCGGTAATTCCAACTCAGGCACCAAAAAAGCTTCAGAAGAGGGCGGACGGGACGATCGAGGAAGACAATACAGATCAGCTAATCAATAATTTTGGTGCCGCGATGCAAACTTGGCAGAACAGGCGCGATGCGCAAAAACGTCTGTCTGAGATTGAGAAATTCTACGCTCGCGACGAAACTGTTGAGTCTCAACAGTTTGTGCTTCGTGAACTCTATTTTGTTGATTCAACTGTCTCAAGAACAACGCCATTTGTAGTAAAGATTAAAGTTGCAGGAGAATCGTTTCTTTTTTCGTTCAAATAAGAGTACGTCGCTAGTCCTGAGAAGAACCAAACGTCGCAATGATGCTGACCGGCGCACCGATCTCAATGTGCTTCGCATCTTCGTCGTCCGGCACTTGAAAGGTCACTTCACGCTCGTCATTACCGAAACAGACCGACACATCCACTCCGGCTTTCAGATCAAGATGGTCCGAAGCCCGATACTCGATATGTTTTTTCTTCCCAATGACGACGCCTTTCAAATTAATGCCGTGAATAGGCATGATGTTTTCTCCTGGTCGATCGATATAGAAACGTTCATGGAGTTCTAATTTTTCCGGCAGTCCACGCGCCAGCTCCGATCCGTAGTTACAACGTTACCCGTCGTTACATTCCCCAGTCGTACTGTCACGGTATCCCCAGCACTCACCCAAGCCGACCAGATGAGTCCGGCGCCTGGACTATCCGCCGGAACGGCATAGCAGGAATCGCCGACGACCGCGCCAGTTACAGTCACATTCTGGTTGCCGGCCGTATTTGCATTGATTGTTCCAAACGTCAAAGTCCCCGTGCCAGTAACCATCGACGGCATCGGATACCAGCCATTTTGAAGTGTGTTCGCCGAAGCCTTTACATAGAAACCAGTCGACAGTCCGCCATTCGTTTTTGAACAGGTCGATCCAGGGTTGCCATAGAAGTTGCCGCCACACGTCGTATCCGTAAAGCGGACATTTCCAAAAGGCACTGGGCCTTGAACCGTCGCATTGGCAACGTTGATTAATCCGGATGTGTTCCCCGTTCCATTGTTGTCGAGAAAACTGAAGGACTGTGGTTGATCGATCTTGTATCCATATCCTCCCGAACCATTGGAGGCATTAGCAGCGACGGTGCTCCCCGTCGTCGTGATGAGTTCGACCAAGAACCCGTCGCTGGATGCACCGGACGACACGTTATTCGTGACGGTGATTCCCGGGGTATTGGAGACGTAAAATCCGTTGACTCCACCATATGCATAATTGCCGGTGAGCGTGACGCCGCTCGCACCGGCATCGACTTGAAAATCCGCACTACTGGATCCGGAGACTTCGTTTCCTGAAACTAGAATGTCATGGATGGCGTTCGTCGTTTTAACGACACGAATGCGGCCATTCTGAATGCGATTGCCGATAACCGTATGTCCACTCTGTACACCGCCGGCGCTGTCCAGGTTGATCCCCGCACCGCCGGATGAAGCAAAAAAACCCTGATTGTTGCTGATCTTAAAATTCGTCCCAGATCGAGCGAGTACTAAACCTGCATTGATCGAAATGTTTCCGCTAATCGCGATGTCGTCAACGGCGTCGCCAAGTTCCACAAGAGTCGGGACGAACCCAGCCGTGGCAATTAAAGCGTTGTTCGTGATAGTGGCATGATCCGCCGTCACGACAATGGACGAATGCACCCAGTTCCCCGAGATTTTAAGATCATTATGGTCAATGGACGCATAGCCATTGCTCCGCACACCGGACCAGGTCATCGAGATGAAATTGTCTTCAGCGTTCTCTAGATAGTTGTGATCGATCCAGACGTAACTACAGGCTTCGCAGTGATAACCCTTCCCGCTCCCAGCGCCCGTCCCGACCATGATTCCACGCGTCCGTTGAATCCAGACGTATTGTGAATTCTTAAACTTGATGAGTTCAAAGAAGCTGCCCGCCTTGACCTGAGTCCGTTGAATCGTGAGGTCCGTCACTTTCAGATTCGTATTGCCGTTTATCAAATCTGAATTGGTGATGACGCCATTCTGGGCGGTTGTCGTGGTGCTCTTGATAATGGTGAGTTCTGGGCTCAGCCCAATAATGGCCGAATTGTTCCCCATCTTGATCTGAGAATTGGTCGAAATCGTGAAGGTCGCGGCCCCGAGCAGAAGTGTCACGCCGGCAGGAATCGTAATGTCCTGGGTAATCGATTGAGCACCGACCAAATCCGTGCAATCTGCAATCCCGCCGGAGGATACCGCAGCGGCAGCCGCCGCGATCTTAACTCCCGCACTTGCCCCAGAACGCTGACAAGTCGCTCTGTTGTTAAATAATGCGGTCGTGACGTTGGTTAATCCGGTGAAGTACCCGAAGTTGAGATTGGACGTGGTGACAGGTGTGGGCGTGGCGCTTCCCAGGTCAAACTGAGAACCGGATATGTAGAAGTTCTGTCGAGCGACCCGTTGACCCGATGCTGTGAAGTACTCCGCGGTATACCAGGTGTTCGCGGGCTGCAGCACATCATTGGGGACCACCTGGGCCGATGACTGAAGCGTTCCCTGCTGGACTCGGAATTGAACACTCTGCGCGACGATGATGTTGTTGTTGGTCGTGTCGCGAGCCCCGGCGATCGAGAGGGTCAGCCGTACCGTTCCGGTGAGCTTCGTACCATCGGGAAGGCTGATGGTTCCGGTCAATGGAATCGCGGAGGCGAAGCTGTTGCAGGCCAATAAACACACGAATGCGAATAACGCCAGGATGCGCTTCATTTGAGTTCTCCGATGTTTCAGTGATCTAAGGGATCAGTCCGAGCGACCGAATGCGCCCGTGAAGTTCAACATACAATTTATCGTCTGCGCGGCTTTCTTCTACCAACCGCATCACCTCAGTGGAGAGTAGGTCCGGTGAGAATCCGCCTGGTCCGAAGGTGATCGTGGATGGCGCCGCTTGCAATAACCCAGCGAGTTTCTGAAGATCGCGGCCGAGTTCGCCGAGACGGTAGTCGCGAACGCTCATCCGTTGTTTGACCGCCTGGTACTCAGCGACCAGCTTCCCGATCGCCAGAAACTCTTCTTCCTTGCTCATCTTGTCTTGCTTTCTTTAGGGGCTTGAGGTTAGGGTTTGGGAATGCTCCAAGGCTTGGCCTTTACCTTCGTTCTATGCTGGCTACTATGCAGGCTGATTGATTGGTGGGCGGAAAGATAACTCATTTCGCGAGCCTCGATAGAGCAATTGCTATTTTCGATTTTGCTGCTGGACTTCCGAAAAGATGCCGTCCTCCGGCCGCGAATAAGCCAGCCGGTGTGCTTCCTGTAGCCGCATCGACCAATGTTCCGGCCAAAGCGTCTCCGATTCCGAAAATGTTACGATTCGCATTTCGGCTGACGGCCGTTTCCAATTCGTGCTCCAAATTGAACAGATTCGAATTCCGCTGATTCAGTCCTTTGATATTTGGAAACTGAGCCTCGAGTTCTTCCTTCAAACCGCGCGCGATTGCTTTCTGACCTTCGATGCTCGCGCCCTTCAATTCACCGAACGCCCGACTCTTCAACTGGCGATACGTGCCTTGCTTCAGTTCCTGGGCGAGACTCGGCTTGATCTCGCCAGGCGCGTTTCGTAAGAATTCGTTACCCACGTCGGATAGCGCCGCAAGGTCGGATTCCGGATTCACCTGTGTTGCAAACTTCTTTGCTGTATCATTGAGACGGGAAGCGACTTTGAATTTGTTGATTGGCGCGCCGCCGCCGGCATTGATTGTGTTTGAGACTTCGGCGTTCAGATCATCTGCGAGACTGCGGAGTTTTCGTGTTCCTTTCACATTGATTGGAATTCGTTCCTCCAACCCGGTCTTCACCATCCGCCGCACATCGGCGAGTGTGTTCGACCGGGGACCTGGCTTCAGCGCGCTCTCATACATTCGTTCTGCAGCAGTCCCCGCAGCCGTTCGAACGTCATTGACAACGCTCTCCGCAGCGGCCGGCGCTTTCCGTCCCGCGAACAGGCTCGCCAGGAATCCCAGGCTATGCCCGGCGCCTTTAGCGACCTGCGTTGCATCCCCAGATCGAAGACCCTCACCGATATCCGCGCCACCTTCCATCGCATTTCGACCGAACCCTTTTGCCATGTCCACCGCGAGACGGCCAACTCCAGAGTTCACGCCATACCAGCCGGGCATGCCATTCCTTCCAGCCAGGTAGCTTTCTTTCATAGATCTGGCGACATCAACGACGTTCTTTAACGTTCCACGCACCGGTGAATCCGGATCAATACCGAATCCCGACGACACATTGCGGCTGAACGTTTCAATCGGCCCCGCGCCTTCCGGACCGGCAGACGTTTGTTTTTCAAGTTGGGTCGGATAGTTCTTACGCTGTGCTGCTTTCGCCGCGAGGAGATCGGCGGACAAGGAAGGCTTGGAAATCTTGCCTGGCGCGTTCGGATCTACCGTTTCCCAGCCTTCTTCCTCGAGCGAACGCTTCGCGGGAGTCGGCGTTACGGTCTCCCAGGCGTCATCGACTAACGATTTGGCGGCTTGCCGTTGTGCCATGTTTTCCCTCCGTCGGTGGAGTACCGATCGGCGCCGGTTATTTTGTTGCGTTGCTGGATAACTGCTTGTTTCTTTTCTGCCGTACTTCCAGTCGTCCTGACGGTCCCTGCTTTAATAAAGGAGTCATTCGCCTTATCCAGCTGGTCCAGTCCAGCAAGGACCGCTTCAGGATTGTCTTTGAAGTGTCCAATGGCTTCGTCGAGCGCACTCAGTGCAGCTTCAGATCGTCCGCCGAATACACCAGCCAAATGATCTCCTGCAATCGTGCGGGCCGCTCGGAATCGTTGCGCGTCCGGATCTTGAGATCCAACCCAGACGGAAAAGTCTGTCGTCCGGCCTTCGATGGGCCCGAAGATATCCGGTCTGCTCTGCACGATACTTTTCATCTTGCCCAGCTGTTCGTGGGCGCTGTTGGCGAGATCCGCCTTGCCTCGTTCCGCTCCGGTCGGTCGGACATTCACTTGAAACGCTGTTCCCACCGCCTGCCCATTATCGGCAATCATCGAACCCGGCAACGCCTCTCCTTGATTCGTTCCGAATGCTCGCATTTCAAATTGCTGTTTACTGAGATCTAAACGCTGAGCGGTGATGTTCAATCGTTGCTGGGCCTGCTGGAATGCGGGAGACTTCGGATCATTCTTCGTTCGTTCAAATTCCGCCTGGGCCTGGGCGTGATCCTTCTGCGCTTGTCGATATGCGGTGAGCGCTTCAGTTGTCTCGAGATCAGCCAGTTGCTTCGGTGACAGCTCCGTCCGATCGAGCGCAACCGGATTCCCGTCCGCGTCGAACTTGAATCCTTTCTCTCGAAGACTCGCATCCTGGGCGCGCCGTTTCGTTGTATCGGTTGCCGCCGCGATATCCCGTTTCAATTGATTCGTGGAATCCGCCAGATCCTGCCGGAGACTATTGGTCGCTGTGGCTTGAGCGAGACGATCGGCTGAAGTTTGGCGCGCGGTATCGGCGGTAAGCTGCCGTTCGCCCATCCGTTCGTTGCGTTGCCGTTCCGCTTCCATTTCCTCCCGTAACGATTTTCGTTCAGTCGCCTGGCTCTGCCGTTGAGTATCGAGAGTCTCGAGTGTCCCCTCCGTCGCACCCGTCGCCCCGGAGCTCCCGCCGAAGATCGCGCCGGCGACTGTTGGCAGTACCGTGGCGAGAGATTGCTTCAACTTGCCTTTGAATGTTGTCGGCGGAGCGCCAACCGCGTCGTATTTGGATTGAAGCTGATCGAGTCTCGAAGCTCCCGGCGCCAGCTCCGCGCGGATCGATGGTTTTGATATCAATTCGTCCCGGAGCGAGGGTTTCATTTGCGGCAAAGCCTGCGTATTGAGTTCGGCTGCGAGTGATGGACGATCTTCTGCTGCCGGCGTACCGTTCACATGGGCGTCGGAACCTGGAATCTGCTCTTCTTCCTGGTTCACACCCCGCAAACGATCCATTAAGGACCGCTTTGGACCTTGTAGAAAGCTCAATACGCTCATGAGTCTCCTTTTTAGAGAGCCTTACCGATCCCACCGAGTGCCAACGCCGTGGATCCGCCGGTGAATGGCGCCGCGGCGGCCAATCCAACCTTCGCCAGACCCTTCCACAATCCACCGCGCCGTTGATTCGCGAGTTCTTCCTGTTGCTGTCGCTGGGCTTCAAGCTGCGCTTCCGTCGATAGCGCGCCATTCGGGTTGTACTGCGAAGCGGCCGACACGCCCGTCCCCGCGATCGCGTTCTCGAGTCCCGCCTGGGAATTCTGTAAACCGACCGCCTGGAGCTCTTCCTGGGTCGCCTGCTGCTCCACCTGACCAGGAATCTGACTCAACGCTTTCGCGCGTTCGTTCTCGATCGCAGCCTGATTGCCAACATGCATCGGTTGATTCTGGAGACCGGCTTGCAATCCTCTAGCCCGTGCCGCGACGAGAGCGTTGTTATACGCGTTCGTTGTCGAAGAGGTGAGGGAAGTGGTCAACGCCTTCCGTAATGCCGTGGTGCCCGTTCCAGGATCAACAGCTGTGATTCTGGAGAGCGTGGGTTTCGCCGCGTTCAATGTTTCCTGGGATTGCTGCTGTTGCTGGTTGACGTTCGCAATCTGTTTGTCCCGTGCGGCCGTGTCCTGGGTGACCAGTTGACTCGCCTGCTGCTGCGGTGCAGATGGTGCGATGGCTTTCTTTTTCATAGATCCTCCTGGTACGTGCCTCCGGACGGATAGCCCGGAATAACCTGGTTGTCTTCGTTCGATGATGTTGGAGTTTGACTCCCCGGCGGCGGTGTCGGTGGCGTGATTGCCGTGCCCAGCGCCAGGGTCGTCCCAGCGATCGGCCCCACTCGAGTACTCGACAATTGACCCAGCTTCGCACGCACCCAGTAGTACAGCGTGATCCCATCCGCACCGATGTCGTCGACGTATTCATTGCCGAGACCCAGATCGAATCGCTGTGCGCCATTCAGATTCGGCGTGGTATTTCGGTAGACGGAATAGCTATCCCCATCGCTCCTGGTGAACTGGATGATGTTCCCGCCGGCTTTCGGGGTTACCGTGAAGTTCGTCGGCGGGTTCGGTGGGATGACACTTGTCTGCAGATTCTTGATCGCGTTGACGAGTGTTTGGAGAAACATCTGCTGTTCCGGTGGAAAGGACAGCGGAATGTTCCCAATCGTGGTTAATGAGTCCGCCATGTCACCGTTCTCCCAGCGGAATATATGAGTTTGAGAGCTCGAGGAGATTCGCCGACACATCCTCTGCCGGGAATTGAATTTCGTACATCAGTCGGCGTCCCTTCTGATTGACTGGATAGCGGCCGTCTTCCGGTAGAGGATCCATCAGACCAAGCGTAGGATTGCGGAAATCTTCCGCCTCGGTAATCAGTCGCGTCTGGATCCGGAATCCGGACTGATCGGTCACGATGTGCGCAAACCGGAAGATCTTCATCAATCCCGGAGCTTCACCACCAAATGGAGACGAACGCCAGTACGCGTTCATTTCCTCTTCGGTCGCCGTGATCGGATCCGAAATCCCGTTGACGGTGTCGCTCAACGCGATGAACTGCTTCAGGAGGCCTTCCGCGGCGATAACCAGTGATCGATTACCGGATGCGTCTTCAACGGTTCCGACATCATCCGCTTCGATGTCCGAAATGAAGATGCCGCCATTACTCTCCGCATCGGGATCCAGATCGATGATGATCATCAGGTTGTTCGTCGCGCTGTTATCGATCGAGACGGTCAGGACGTACCATTCCCGCTCGAGGTAGTTGAAGAATTCCCCACGTGCGTTCTCTTCACTGCCGGCGGTGATCCGGCGAAGGATGGGATTGATGTACTTCGATAACGATTGCGGCGGATTCTGGCCGTCATAGATCTGGATCGTTTTATCGGATGCCAGCCAGACCAAGCCTTGTGGGGTTTCCGCGATCGAATAGTGTGAGAAACAACCCTGACTCCAGGGCAACGGTTGCAGGAACGCGCTGAGCTGCACTGGAGCATCGACCGTCACATCCTGCAGAATGCCCCGCAGGATGAACATCTGATTTGAACGGGAGAAGATGACGAGACCGTTGGCGATCGCGCCTGCTCCCCGAATGTCATCGGCACCGAGAGCCAGGCGTAACCGGTTGTTCTCCGGGAAAGACTCTTCCGGACGTCCCACCAGGATCCGTTCGTAACCGCTGTAAGCCACGCCCTGATGATCTTCGGTCAGATTCAAGATGAACGTTCGTCCCTGGAACGTAGCCAAGTACTTTCCTACCGGGGGAACGTCGTTGATTAATGGCGCGATCAGCGCGAAATTCAGATTATCGTCGGGTGTGTTATCGGTGAAGCTCGGCGCTGCCAGGGGAACGATCGTGATTTCCTGAGCAAAGTAATAATCCCCTCCTCCATCGACCGTTGCCCAGAGGATCGCGAGATCACATTGTGGATCCGTCGACGCCGGCCCCGTTACAATCTGTTCCTGCGTAGCCAGGTTGCCGGTTGCCGCGGATGCGTCCGATGCATTTCCAATATGACCCGTGACGGAATTTCCGAAAGAGATCCGGTATCGCCGTCCACCCAACGTAAATGTCAGCGCGCCAGCTGGCGTCGCTCCGAGTGTGGGTGCAGCGGATGGTGGATCAATGCCCCATTTTGAGATCGAGGCTCCATCCCACTTCAGGTTTCGTGTTCCGTTGACACCGAAAAAGAGATTGTTGGATTCAATGAAATCGAAGAGATCGGCGTTGTCCGGATCCGAGTCGATCAACGTGGAGACCCAATCGAGATCGTAGCTGTAGAGATCCGTTCCAAACTGAGCGATGACCTGGCGCGCGCCGGCGGAATTCTGATACTGCTGAAACCGTTCCGGCCCCGAACCCAGTCCCGTAATGGCTTCGCTGAGATCCACCGGCACGCGCAGTTTCTCAACAGCGCCGGATGAGGAAGGGATGACGTTGAGCAGATCCGATGCAAATTCCGGTGAAGTTGCCGCGAACGATGTCCAGACGTTCAAGCCACGAAATCGCTTGATTGTTTGGGTCTGTAAATTTCGGCTCATTCGTCAGCGCAATCCACCGGAACGATGACATCGCGCGCCACCGTTTCCGGCAGAACGGAACTCCTCCGCACGCTTGAGGGCTGGACAGCAGAGCGCCGATTATTCGACGGCAATAGAGACGAGCGTAAAAGGCTACTCACTAAGACTTCCGACCTTAGAAGAGACTCCGGGACCTGCGAGGAACGAAACGGAATGCAAACTATCGGAGGTTCCGGAGTCGCCCCACCTCCAGCGGTTCCCAAGTTGGCGAGTAACGGTAAGAGCATCTATTCGCGTTGTCCCACTCCGGTAATGGGCAACGAATAAGGCTTAAAGCTCGCGCCCCCACCCGCATCGTCAAATCCAATCGCCACCGCTGTCCATGAAAAGGATGCGCCCAACGACCAATCGCCGTTATACGATGCGCCCGTTTTATTGAGTTGGTATTCCATGCCGCCACAGAGGTTCGCCGCACCATTCGTTTCCTTGCCGTTCGTTGCATCTACAGACCATCCCGATCCGGTATTGATGGTTTCCGGGTTACGATCGGAGCCGTTCGAATGAAGTCCAATCAGCAGGGCGTTGGAACCCGTGGTTGAGAAACTTCCCGAAGCGGGACTGCTTGAAGACCCCGATGCGCTTGCGCCGGCACCATCGACAGTCTTCGTGGTTCCCATTCCGGAGAACTCGGAACAAAAGAAAGTAATACCGTCCTGAGAGGTGGCTCCATAACTGACGGTGTAGTTCTGAGAACCGCCAGCAATGTTGTATTTCGACCAGATTTCTACCCGGAAATTGCCGTTCGTTAATGCCTTATCGGGCCCCGTGAGCGTGTCGCCCGCACTGGTAATGGAGGAGATGGCGCTCCCCCCGGCGCTCCGGAAGCTATCCGCCCCACATACGATCATGTTCCCAGCGGTATAGGTGTGCGCCCCAAGTGCTAATGAGGTGCCCGAACCGACTGCTTTGAATGTTTGCGCATGGGCGATTACGGCAAAGGCAGAGTTACATCGTAGGAACAGCAAAAGGACAAAGAAAATCGGATAGAGCTTTCTCATGTTCATGGCCCGAGACACCCCTGGATATTTGCATAGACCGTCGTTGACGATCCCGACGCGACAATGCTCAGCGCTCTTCCGGTAGTCGGTGTAAACATGCCACTTGGAAACTGCATATTCGAACCACCAAATGGCGTCGTATTCGTCGGCGCTACCCAGGTCGCCAAGGTGGTCGGTGGCACGCCCGCGGCTCCGTCTGCACTCAAATTCACCGTGACGTTGGTTGCCCCGCTATTCACCAACTGCGCGGAATAGATATAGAACCGCAGACCTGAGCCGGGCGGACTCGTAAAGGTCGTTGTCGTGCCGTTGTTTCGTAACCAAACGATGTTCGAACTTGTGGTTCCCGTGACTGATGTCGTTCCCTCAATGCGGAATGCATTCGTGGGGCAGTACATCGTCTGAAACGGATTTGCGGAATCGGCGAACTGCACAGTAAGCACGCCCGCCGCTGCGGTTCCTGCTGTGCCCGAGCCCGTAACCTGGCCCGTGGAATCGCTAGCCAGTGTGACTCGCTGAGTTCCCGTGTTGACTGTACCGTTTCCGGTAGCGATCGCGGTTCCCGGCGTTCCCAAGCCTTCGACGCTGACCGCGGCATGAAGACTGGCGGTCGTGGCTTGGGCCACTGTCACGGTTCCAGTAACAGTCGTCGCGGTTGCCGATGAATCCACCACGAGAGCGCCACCCGTCGTGACTAAGAAAGATTGGATTTTGCCATTTGCATCAACGCCACCGCCCTGGACGGGGCTAAATGTAGCCGTCGTGCCGTCCGAGGCCGAACCGACAACCGCTAATGTCCCACTGCCTAATCCAAGGACCGTATTCGTCAGTGAAGTTGAATCTGTAACTGCGTGTAAGTTGGTTCCAGTGGCTTGAGTCACTGCCGTCGTCGAGGTCGCATCAAGGACGGCATGCAAATTGGTGCCGGTCGCTTGAGTGACGGTCGTTGTGGATGTGGCATCCGTCACAACGTGAAGGTTCGTGCCCGTGCCTTGCGTTGCCGTGACGGTGCCGGTGACCGTGGTATTGGTCGCTGACGAATCCACCACCAATGCTCCCCCTGTGGTCACCAGGAAGGACTGGATCTTACCGTTAACATCGACACCACCACCCTGCACGGGGCTAAATGTGGCGGTCGTGCCATCTGAAGCCGATCCGGTAACGGCTACCGTGCCGCTGGAATTGTTCAAGGCGGTGGTGACAATTTGAGACGCAGCCGCACTGAAGGAAACCGGAATAGCCGTACCCGTGGAGTCAATAACCAAAGCGCCGGAAGGAGAAGTCAGAAAAGTTTGGACTTTTCCTGTGCCATCCATCCCTCCACCGAGTACCGGCGAAAAGGTCGCGGTCGTGCCATCGGATGCGGAACCCGTCACCGCGACAGTGCCAGAACTGTTATTCAATGCTGTCGTTACGATCTGACTCGCGCTCGGCGAGAGAGTCGCCGTCACATTCAAAGCGCCAGCCGTCGAGGTGATCGCGTTTCCGGTCCCGTCCGTCAACCCGACTTTAATAATGCCTGTTGCGGCTGTAGCGATCGGCGCATTCCGCACGGTTTCCAAGTCAGTCGACGTGGCAAGGTTGGAAGTTGTTGCATTGGTGACGGCTACTTTTCCCGTGGAATCACTCGAAATCGTTACGCGCTGGGTTCCGGCATCGGTTGTCCCATTGCCTGTCGCCGTAGTTGTACCGTTGATTTTGACAGTATTGGTCGTTTGCTGCGCCCAGATAGAGATCGACCATAGAATCAGAAGAAGGACTGATCCGAGCTTTCGCGTTGTCACTGAAATTTCTCCCTAGGCTGCTACCACGTAATAACTGAGAACGACATCGAAGGATCCGCCCGTGGGAGCGCTGTTGGTAATTCGCACGTCTTCACCGTCCGCGCCTTTACCCAAATCGCCGCCACCGTTTCCTTCGGGATAATGCCCACCAGCCACCATGCCGGGGTGCGCGAAGAGAACGCCCGACGTCGATGGGGTACTTGCGGAACCAAATCCAATCACACAGGAAGGATCAGCTGTAACGTTATTAGCGACAGAAATAGAACAGCGCGTAACGACGATTCGAGATCCAGGGCCAACTGAAACCAGAGCCGCATCGGTCTGCGCTCCTGTAACGTTCGCTCGGACAGTAACAACGTCCGGATTTTGTTGTCGGACTGGGAGCGGATTGGAGGGGCTAACATCGCTTGCGGAACCGTCTGCGCCAAAGTCCAGCTTGACGCGCTGATATTTGACACCGCCGATCTCATCGCTGGCAATAACATCGCCGACTGTCGTGGCTGCATTGAGCTGGGTATTGTCGGACATTCAGCGCCCTGTTTATGGCCTCGGGAAGATCTGAATACCGTTTACGTCAACGAGATGATCGATGTACTTACCGAGCACAACGTCGACGTCCGGATTGTTCAGTGCCGTCAAATCCTTCACCATCGCACACCACTGTTGATAGCCAACGGAGGACGTGCAGACATAATTCCAGGCGGGGGCTTTTATGGATAGTTGGCTTACCGTTGCCGTGACGCCGGTCTGAAGGAAAGATGCATCGACTCGACTAGATGGCAAGAGGGCGGCCATCAGGACGAACAAGAGACACAGAACAATAATGATTTTAGGAATCACACAGCCCTCAGTTTCTTTTTGGATTTCGCCTCGATGAGCACGCAGGCTCGGCAAGCCCCAGTTTTGGTATAGACCGACGACCAGGGATGCTTTTCGCAATTACTGGTTCGCGATCCCAGTAAGGACATCTCCATCATGTCGATGTAACCGCGCAAATTCTTGAGGCATTCAGCGTCAGGGTTCTTACCTTCAAAGAACAGAGTGACCCGCGTTTCCGGCGAAAGGAACGCTTTGAGTTCCACTACGAGATTGCTCATCGATACATGTATGGCGTGACGCTCGTATTCCGGTTCGTATTGATTTGCGAGATAGCCCGGACCGCCTTCTGCAACGCCTTATCGGATTTCTTTTCCCAGGCGGCGGAAGCTTCATATTCATGGAGACTCAAAAACAGGGCCGATAAAGAATGCGTCTTAATGAATTCCGTCGATGGGAGTGTTGGAAACGGCAACGGACTGGAATCGAACAACAATCGGCGGGGCTTCTGGATAAAGAAATAACGCGGGATGAACGACGTTCCCGCGGCCGGCCGGATTTCCAGTTGCCGCTGATTGATCAGATCCCAGGCATAGCGCTGATATTCACTCGCAGTGGCGGTGGTCGCCGACAGCCGCCGCATCATTTCGGAATCGAGATCCGCAGCGTTGTAGGCTTGGTACCCACCTTGAGACGTCTGAAATTCCAGGTGGCGGATGTAGAAAATATTATCGCCGGTGGTGTTCTCGGTTGGTGGTGCCGGTCCATCGGGCTGAACCACGAAGCCGGTGGATGGTTCATCGTAAGTCTGTTGTGCGGGATTCCCAACTCCCGTCAGAATCGGAATCGGTTCATCGTTCTGTTTCGCCAGGTTGTTCGTGCTGGTTCCCACGTAGAGATTCCAACCGATCGCTCCATCGATGGTCGTGATTGGAATGGACACTTGCGCCGTTGCATTCACACCACGGCCGTAAACCAATACTGGACTCAATAACGTTTCTGATCCTGACTCCGTCACATAGGTGTACGCGATTTGATAGGACGTTGCGGCAAGCGACCCGCCGGCCACATCTGTTGCTGTTGGCGCAGAAGTGGGATCTTCAATGGAAACGATGTTGAGTCCCTCATCACCGGCCGCAATGCTGATGGTCACGGGACCATTCATGAAGATGTTCAGCGCCGCCAGAATCAACGACTGCCAAAGGGATTCGATGGCATCGTTGATCGCGGAATTGATCCGAGCAGCCCGGAGGTTTTCACCTCCGAGCCACTCGGTCACGTCTGCCCGCATGCTGACGAGAGTATCGAGCACGTCAGTCCTTTTTCCCCTTCTGTGAGGTTACTAAGGCAGTGAGTTCGTCGATCTTCTTCTGCATGGCAGCAAACTCCGCGTCGCGATCACGGATTTTGTCCGACTTCCAGCCCGGAGGATCGATATTGAATTCCTTCTTCAGATCGATGCCGCGGCGTTCGATGATATTCGTCAGCCGGCCGCCAGGCGCAATCGCGGGCTTGTTTTCCCGGGTGACGCGCTCCTGCTGATCCTGCACATATCGGGTCAGCATCATGTCGTGTGCATTGTTCAGGGCTTCTCGGGCGGCCCGCTTTGCCGATTCGATATCGCTGCTGACGCCGCCCTTGGTCTTGATCATCGGCACCTGGACCACGCCGTGATACCAGCAGTGCTCGAGCAGCTTCTGAGCCACAATCCTGTCGGGAATGATGTATTCCTGCGGTCCATTGTTGTTCGTGTCGGTGCCCCGGATTTCCGGGACTTCAAAAAGATCGTTCGGTGGAATGACGAACAGCCGGCCGTCGATTACGGCTTCGGCGTTTTCATCATCCACGTGATACAGAAAAATCATTGCAGTTCCTTTCGGGGTCGACGTTTGTAAGTACGGGGGTGCATGCCGGGATTCAAGCATGCTGCGGGATTGTCGAGCTGCTCACCGCGGGCCAGCGCGGCCTGGGTTTCCTGCTTCGCATGCTCGAGGAATTTTGCGTCCTGGCCATGAGCGGTGATCGTCTCGCCGGATCGAATGGCCTCTTCGACGGCGATGAAGTTTTTGATCTGTTTGGACGACAAAGAATCAACGGCTGCCATGACCTTATCGGTGGCCGCCTGGTCGTTTTTCTTTTTGATCTCTTCGGCAGCTTCGCGTTTCCGTGCCAGATATTCTCCCGGGGAGTACTTTTGCATGTCGGACGCTTTCAGCGCCTCGAGCAGGCTGCGATCGAGTTGAAATTGACCGTTCGGCCTGAACTGGATCACTGTCAGGTAATAGCCTTCGTCCTGAAGTCGATCCAATACCCATTTCTCTTCCCAGGAGTCCCACCACGCTCGCATTTTGGAGTCGAGACGGTTCAACTCCTCCTGGAACCAACTCGGGCAGCGTAGGACGCCGTAGCGCACCATTTCCTTACGATCACGGATCCTGGCTTCAAGCTTCGCTACTTCGTCGACGTCCATCAGGGCTGTACCCAGGACGCGGTCATGAATTGAGATCAGCGCGTGGGTTTCGAAATCGTCGTAAAACATCAGAGCTTCGAGCTATCTGGCACTTCTTTCGGCAAGGCCCTGAGCACGTCGTCCAGATGGAGAACCTCTTTCAGGTTGGGCTGTGGATCGCTGGTATGCAATCGTGCGATACGACCATTGCAGAAATCGTTGCCGGCTTGAGCATCGTATAGGATGCCAATGACAGGAGGTCCATAACTCGGTATGAGCACGACCTTGTCCCCGTTCTTCGCGGGGCGTCCGTTCTTGTAATGCATTTTCTGTTTCTCCAAATGAAAATGGCGGCCCATAAAGAGCCGCCATTTGGTTGAACGTTAGCCGAGCTTTACAGCGTCGGCGGTTGAGTCAGGAAGGCCGGCGGTACCGTGAAGTTCTTGTACACCGACCAGGCGGAACGCTGCATAACGCCGAGCTGGTGGTACCAGCGCAACAATCCTGCCGTCGCATCCGCGATACCCGAAGCACCGATGATGCGCGTCCAGGAACCCGCTTCGTCATCGGCCAGGGATAACGGAATGGCTTCGAACTTCCGCATCATTGAGGATTTGCCCCAATAGGTGCGATCGGGTCGACAGTCCTTGTCTTCCGCGATCGTCCGGCCAGCATAAGTGAACGTCGCAAAACCGAGATCGTTGGCTTTCTTGCCGACGCTGCCGCCTGCGGCATTCACGTCGAAGCGCAACGTCTGGGTCGCGATTCCCACAAGCCGGTTGATCTGCGCGGACGGGAAGATACCGATATCCGGATCCTCTCCAGAACGGTTCTTCGTGAACGTGATCTGTTCGTGGATCAGCTGCGAAGAGAGATCCACGCCACCAACGTCCTGAAGGAACGATGCCCACGAGGCCTGTGCCGCGGTCGCTGGGTTCAGCCCCTGACGGGATCCCGTATCGGCCACGAGCGAAACCAGACCTTCCGCGGTATAGGGGAAATTGCCAGTGGTCAATGAAGCTTCACCGGCGAGCGTGACCGCTTCACCAGAGTTGGCCGTACCCGTGGTATGAGTCACCGCCGCCGTGTTGTAGTTGATTGCGGTGATCGCGCTATTGCTGACGGTTAGGGTGCCGCCGCCAACGGCGTTCGTGTCGATCGGCTGACCGACGCGAAGGAACAGAGCGCCAGGAAGGTTTCCTGTAGCATCCGCCGTAAATGTTCCCGCGCCTGGCGCCGGAGAAGCCGCGACCTGGGCGAGCTGGCCACCGCGTTCCGCACCGACCATCACCACGTTGACGTGGGAGACGATGTCTTTCATGTCGAACTTGGCCTCGAGGGCCTTCGCCTGCATGAACGCTTTCTCGTTTCCCTTGGTGAGATTTTCGGCCTGACCGGTGATCGTGATTGGCACGTAGGCATACTTCAGAGAAACAGTCGCTTGTGCCAATCCCGTATTGCCGGCCGTTCCCACACCGGTCGTTCCTTCCAGGCGATACCCCATATTCCAGTTCGGAGCCAGACGCGCGAGGAAGGTGTAACCGCGGATCCCGATGTTCGAAATGGGTTCGTTCATCGGACCTTTTTCCAGCAGGTTCATAAACGCGGCGAGTGTCGAGACTTGTTCCTGAATCGCCCCATAGATGTTTTTGGCATCCGCGAGGTAGGTCGTCGAGTCCACGCCCATCGCCAGGACGACAGCCGAACTCGTGCGGTAGAGCAGACTGTAGATGACAGCACACAGGGCCATCAATCCCATCGAGACATTGAAGAGACTGGCCCAGAGAGATCGTTTCGGATACATGTGAACCTCTAACGGCAAACGTTTAGATGTTGAAGAGTTCCTTCACCGTCTGTCCCGTCGACAGCTTCATATCAAGACGTGATTTGGAAGCTGCCGGCGCGCCAGGCGGCGGAAGAGGTTCTCCACCCGTGCGTTTCCGTTCATGAGCAAGATAGGCATTCACAACCTTCAGGAAGCGCCCTTGCGCATCCTGGAAGTACCGCTTCACATCCGCAACCTGACCTTGGAATTTCAGACGCTCGATCGCTTTCGCATCGTCGCCCATCAATTGGCCGGCCATGTCGTAGATCGCTTCGCGGCATTCGTCGGGAAGGCCATCTTTAAAGGTTTCCTTGTACAGTCGGTCGAATTCGGTATCGAACCGGAACACCGCTTCCTTGTCCAAGCGCTGGTTTTCGCGTTCCGTGATCGGTTTCAAGCGGTCCTCGACCATCTTGTCGAGTTGCTTTTTAAGATCACCAGGCTTGAGGGGTGTTTGTTCGGCCGATGCGGCCTTCTGTCGAAGATGATTCAGAATCGCGACGGGATCCTGACCGAAAAATTCTTCGATCTCGGCTTTGTCATAGCCGAGCTGTTCACCGAGTTCGACGGCTTCGGTCCGCATCTTGGAAATGATCTGGTGATGCGTCGCGACAGCCTTCGGATCGGCGTTCAGCTTCTCCCATGGTTCGAGTTTCGTCTTCAGAGCTTCGTACTGCTCCCGGAGTTGCTTGACATTGGGCGACTCGACAGGAGGAGCGCCTGGTGAGGGCGCAGCACTACCATCCGCTGGCGGGGCGGGAGGATCAGCCGGTGGTGTGGCCGCTGGCGGGGCAGCCGGTGGATCTGCCGCGGGAGCAGCAGCCCGGGGATCGAAATAGATTCCCAGGTGACGCGAGACTCCCGAAAAATGGGCTCCGGGCGCGGTTGGCGAAACCGCAGGGACATCAGCCGATACGCCCGGAATGAAATCTTTCATTAAAAACTCCTTCCAATAGAAAACCCGCCGTGGAGGTCCGGCGGGTTGAATCGCAAAGCCAAGGACGGTGGAAAATCTACTTCTTGAAAACTCCTGAGGTGTTCAACACACCGACAATCAATGGCGTCAGATTTGCCGCGAAGCCTTCAGCGTCTTTCTGAGTGACGTGCTGCGCGATCTCCGGAACGGCCTGAGAGGCAACCCCAAGAGTGTCAACGACCAGGTCAAGTTTGGCAGGCCCGGATTTGGCTTCAGAATGCGCCGACTCCATTTGCCTCACCGTTTGATACGTGCCAATGCCGAGCTGTAGGAACGCGAGCAACTTCGCCAAGGCGTTCATGGCTACTTCTCCGTATTGCCGTTTTTCTTCGCGATAAGGGTTTGCAATCGCGGATCATTGACCGCCGTTTTAAGACTTCCCGACAGGGTATGGAAGAACGTAAACACCGATTGGTAGATCACGTTTCTGCGAAAATCCACGGCACCAGGATCCGGGACCGGCATACTGGACACAAAGGCAGAGAACACCCAGTAAGCTGCCAAGAGTTCGATAAAAGGTTTCGGATGCTGAGTGACCACCATCACGAGTTCGTTCATTTTCCGTTCCTCATCAGCGACACGAGCCGGATGGCCCGTGCTCCGACTTGATTGAACCAGGCTGAATTGGTCATCTGATTGGCAGCGGTTTCATAGTCGCCGGCTTCCATCGCTTCGAGTGCCAACTTGAACCCCATTAGCTTCGAAATTCCGAGGTTGAAGCACATATTCACGATGACGTGTTGCCGGACTTCCGACATGCCTCTCCACCAGGGCAGAATGGTATCGAGTGACTCGATCGCCGCTTTGATATCGTTATCCAGAAGGAAAGTTGCTTCGTCTTTGGTGATACCCACATCATCGAGATTGCGCCCGATGCCGATGCTGGTTTTTCCAACACTGTCCTTGTAGGGCTTCAATCGTATGCCTTCGTCGATGATTAGCATTTCCCGAAGCGTCCGGTAGTTCATTGCTTTTTACGAATCTGATAGACCTGAAGGAAAGCCAAAAGCGCGCCGAATCCACCCAGCCCGCCGAGAATATAGGTCATCTTGTCGTTAATGGCGACCGTCATCTCCGCCGTGGCTTTACTGAGCCCCTCGACAGCCGCCAATCGCTGATCCTGTACCGCGTCGTGGGCCTCCTGGGTCACATAGATGTTTTGCCCCCCACGCGTTTGCTCTCCAGCGGTTTGCAGGGCTAAGACGAACAGACCGCTCGACATCATTGCGGCGAGGACAAGCGAAATCTTCATGACGAAACCCAGATGACTTTCCTGTTCTCGTTTCGTCATGGCCCGGTGTAGTACCAGACGTTGATACGGGTAAATCCAGCCGTGCCTGGGGCTGGAAACGTGATCGTGGTCGCCGTTCCTGCGGCCGATGACTTGATCGGTGCCAGATTGAACTGCTGATTCACGTCGTAGGTAGTTGCCCCGACCACACAGGCATTCCCGACAAGCCAGGACATCGACCCCGGTAAATTCGTCGTGGTGATCGCCAGCGTAGCCGTGCCGGAAATCGCGGTTGTGCAGGTCCGCGTAATGACAATGGCCGTGATGTAATGGAATTGGCCTGCGACCGCCGGCAGTGTCGCCACAACCTGAGCACCGGAAGCGCTCGAAGTTCCGGCATACGTTACTGAGGTTACCCCGTTCAGTGATCCCGGATTCGCATCATTGCGAAACCCGTACAGCGTCCCCTGTAAGGCTCCGGTCCCGGATTTACTGATGACACTGACGCCCATGAACGGGTAATACCCGAACACGCTTATCATTCCGGAGGAACCGCCCGACACCGGTTGCGTGACACCGTTCAGGACGGACCCTTCAAACGCGACCGCCGTTCCTCGACCATTACTGTTGTTCGGTGCATCGACGATTTGAAACGTCGGAGCGGTCCAACCGTACGTGGTGTAGGTCAGCGTCCACTCCGTACAACCCGCCGAACGGTTATCGTATAACCCGCTTGTCGTTACGGACGTCAGGACGAACGGAAAGTTACAGTCCGGAATACGGGTCGTCGCTTGCGCCTGAGCAAACGAAGGAGCGATGAGAACGGCGATCAGACAAGCCGCCGCGATGGAAAGCCTTTTCATGATGGTCGCCTTTCTCTAAAAACCAATCAGCGCGCCCGGTATCCCGTGACCCAGATGAAGACCTGCTGGACAGCGGTCCCTGTTGCAAACGCGACCTGACTCCCGGCCGAGATCGTCAACGCTGGATCGAACTTGATGGGCTGCGACGCTGCACCCGCAGCAGGGCATGGGATCCAGAACTTCGGCGTGGATCCGTTGCCGTCAATAATGCCACCCGCAACGACGGTGGATGCCGACACGTTCACGCAATGCGCCTGATTGATGTAATAGCGAAGAGGAGACGTTGGAGCTGCCAAACCAGCCGACGTTCCCGATCCCGTGATCACCGCTGCGCCGAATACCGGCACCTGTGACGGAATGGGATTGGTTTGCGCAAACATCGGCGTCTCAAACAGCGAATCACTGTGAAAGAACGGTTGCTCGGCGTTCTGATGCAAGAGAATGGAGCCGAATACCGCCACAAAGAGCGCGACGATAAAGCCAAAACGAAGTTTCATTGGGGTCCTCCAGGTTGCGGCACTGCCGCGGGTTTAGGTTCAGAAACAGGAACGGGCGGCGGGGCATTCAGTGCCGCGAGAGCGTCTTTGGTTTCGATCGCGTGCTGCAACAATTTCTGCTGTGCAACCGGATCCCACTTCAGGAAATCCTGAGATTTGATCTGATCGGAATGGATGCCGTAATGCGTCGCGAGATCCTCGATCTCTGGCATAAAGAGCGGCTCACCGCCGCTCTTGATCGCGCTGTTTTCGGTTCGTGCGCGAGTCGCATCCTTGTTGAACGCCGACATCATGCCGGTGTCACCAAACAGTTCAAAGAGCTTCTGCTTGACGGCCGGATCGTTGATATCAAGGGCGCCCTGGTCGTAGAGGGTCATCATTTCCTGACGGCGTTCATCACGCGTTCGTGGTAGACCAGTGCGGGATGCGATCCATTCCACCGCTTCGTCGAGGTTGCAGTTGAGAAATGCCTGCAGCTCGGTTTCTTTGTCGGGACCAATGATTTCGGCGAGTTGATCCGTCGTGAAGAATCGCTGCATGTTCTTCACGGCCTTACGAACAGTTTCCTTCCAGCAGTTGTTCCAGGACTGGACCGGTCCAGAGAACATGAACTCGGCCTGGGATCGGAGCGTCTGTAAGGCGTTGCCGGCCGTCACCGCACCTGGCTGCTCCCCGCGGAACACACTGACGGTCTGACCGATATTGTCGAACTCTTTGTCGATCTTGTCGTCGAGTCGATAGAGCGCTTCATCCAAGTGGCCGGCCGAAGCGTGATGGGGGGCCTGGGTGTCCGGACTGAGCTTCCGGTATTTAATGACCTTGTCGCCGCGGCCGGTGATCTGCGACACCTGGGCGTCTTCATCGATGATCCAGGGATCCACTGCGGTGGTAAGGGCGTGCAGCTTAAAGATCGACCAGAAATCCGATTTCTCTTTCTGGATGGCGCCAAGATCGAACGCCACCGAACGTGGCAGGATTAGCGTCGGGATGGTCTTGTAGTCCGCCTTCGTGAACGGATCCTCAAGAAAGTTCCACGTGGAAGCTTTCTTGCATTCCCCGTTTACATAGATCGCATAGAACCCTTCGGGAAAATCCTTCACCTTGCCGGGTTCGCAATAAGCCCGGATGACCATTGCGCCGTCTTTACCGCTCAGGTTGGCATTCGAATAGCCCTGATAGAAGAAGTTCAGCGCGTTTTCGTTGGTCGTGTTCCAGCCATCCGGATATTCGCTGTCGGCTTTCGCTTCGATGCCCCATCGGGAATAAATTTCATCCAGGCTGTAGCGTTCCGCCATGACCATCCAGGCTTTGTCGCCCATCGTGCGAGCGCCGGCGCGGGGATAGAAATACAGGGGATTTTCGATCACGCAGCGAATTCGTTTCTCGGTG